GAGGTGTTCCGACGTTGATCAGCGCACCGGTGATTGAATTCTTCACCCGCTGCGACGCGTTACCGATCTGGTCAGCCATCCGATTGAAAGCTTCTTCCGTCGCTCCAGCGGAGTTACCGATCTCCTGGATGTTCGTGGCGAAGGTGTCCGCACCCAGGCCGGTCAGGGTCAGGACCGCGTTTAGCCCCTCAACGCTGCCGAACAAGCGGCCCATCTGCTCGGCACTGCCGCCTGTGGCTTCCTGCACATCCTGAAGAACACCAGCAAGCCCGACAGACTCAAGGCGCTGCAGGCTGAAATTCAGGCCCAGTTCCTTCGCGAGTTTCGCCGCGTCGGACGTTGGCTTGAGGATTGACGACAGCGCGCCGCGGATCTGCGTCACTGCCTGAGCGGTGGGCGTGCCGGTAGATGTCAGAGTGGCGATGGCCGCCAGCAGATCTTCAAAGTCGACGCCGGTTGTTGCGGCAATACCTGACACCTGCGAAAGCGATGCCGCGAGTTCCGGTAAAGTCGTCTGGCCATTCTTGACGGTGGAGAACAGGGCATCCGAGAATCGCTCGGCTTCCTCAGTACCCAGCCCGTAGGCGTTGAGTGACGACACCAACACCAAAAGCGCATCGCTCAGGGACGATTTGCTGGCAACCGCAAGCCTCTCGGCTGTCGATACCGCCTCGATGGACTCGCCAAAATCTACGCCAGCGGAAATCGCCGTATAGATCGCTTGAGTTACTTCATCGAGTGGCTGGGTGCTTGAGCTGGCGTAGTCTAGAATTGCCTGCCTGAATCTGTCCAGAGACTCTACCGGCTCATCAATCAGCGTTGAGATTTCCCGGAATGCGCCGTCGAAGTCGCCAGCAGTCTTTACCGCAAAAGCAGTGATTGCCGCGCCGGTGGCAAGCAGCCCCGCTTCTAGCTTTAGTGCAGATGTCGTGAAATCTGCTATTGGCTGTGTCGCGGTTTGTAGCCCCCCAGCGAACTTGCTGGTATTGGCAAGCGCCGCCTGCGTAGCCGCCCCTGTCTTGTCGACCCCGTTAAATACAAGGTCGATGGTTCTCTGTGCGTCAGCCACTATTTACGCCTCTGCGACTCGTTGCGCTCGCGATAGTATTCCCCCCAGATGGAGATCTCTGTTTCGGTAAGGTAGCCCTCCGGGAAAATGTCGGGACGCGCCTCGAACAGGAACTTGCCCCGTTCGGCGCACAGCATCACGCAGGCGCGGACTTCTCCGCTTTGCCAGAGGGCTTCGGCTTTCCCACTTCAGAGCCCTGGCCGGTGAGGCCAAGTATCTTATTGGTCAAATTGTAGAACACGGTGGGGAATGCCTCGGCCAGCTTCACCGCTACATCGCGGTTGTCGCTACCGAGAACGGGGGCCACAGATCCAGCGGCGAGCATTTCAATACGCCGGGATACCTCCCCAGGCACTTCGCCCTCAAGGATGCCCAGAGACTTGCGCATAGCTGCTGCTTTGTCGCCCTTTCCGGCCATGGCTTCAACCATGGCCTTCAGGTTCTCTTGCCCCTTGTCAGACGCCATATTGGCGACACCAAGCTCCGCAGCAGTCAAACCGCGGACAATCCACTCCGGTTTATCCTTGCCAAACCACTCTTTTAACTCCGGGACCGGAATGGCCTCCGTCCGGGGGGACAGAGACGCACTCAGGAAGGCATTGATATCCATCAAACCAGCACGCTGCGGGTGGCCGCGTCGGGTGACACGGTGAACTCACCGGTTGGCTTGCCACCTCCCGCAGGAAAGCTGACCTGCACGCCGAGTATCCCTTGCGTTATTTGCTTAGGCAGTAATTTGTCTCGGTCTTGGCGAAACTCAAACAGCACCGTTTGACCTTCAAGCGACAGAATTGGGTCTGACATTCCGTCGTCCAGAATTGCCGAAAAAGAAGCCTGGTTGAGTGATGCAGAAGAACTGCCTATTGGCCCATCATAGGTGTCTTTTGAAGTGATGCTGTAGGTCGATGCCGCTGGAGACCAGTCAGAAACCCTATCCAGGGTGGCGTATGAAGGCTCGCCCCCCTTTATTGAAACCTTCTTCGGTACGCTCCCAGTGTGAATAGCAGGGAGCGCGTCAGCAAAAGTTACGGTGCCCGCCACGTAGTCGATTTTGAGTGTAGGAGAGCCAGACAATTCTCGATGAAGCCCGGGCACCGAGAAGATCTCGCCGGCCGTAATCGGCGCGGCAGTGACAGACGTCGTGCGCACCTGGGCGATTTCGATGGATCCGACCGGGATGAAGGGCGGGCCACCGTCAGCGCCGCGATTCTCGGAAAACTCGGTATTATCCACGCCTGCAACAGCAGCAATGACGCCAGCAGCGGTGACAGTGATCGAGTTGATACGATGAGTGTCGGTCGTGACGCCGCGCGATATCGCAATTGCGGTGTCAGCAGCGACAGAAAGAACGCCATCAGTACCGGCACCGGTGGCACCCGCCATCGATGCGGTCAGCGCTGCGCTGTCTACCTCGTCGTCGTTGCCGCTCACTGCGGGGATGACTGCACCACCGGTCAGCAGGCCATAAGGCGCGATAACCGCCTCGGCGCCAGCCGCCTGCGAGATCGGCGAGAACGATGCCGAGAACGTGGTGCGATCACCGCTGTCGGTCATATCCTGGAAAGGGTATGCCGTCTGGCCTGACTCGTAACGCAATTGTGGTGAGCCCATGGTCTATTCCTCGTCTATTGTGTAAGGGTCGCCGCGAACCGTGTGGTAGCGGACTATGAATTGAGCTTCAGCGATAACAAATTTTCCGACCTCGACCTGTATACCGCCACCGGTGTATTCCAGGCCATCAGCGAGGCTGGTGAAACCTTCGTCGGCGAACATTTCTGTCACCAGATCGGCTAGCAGCTCGTTCGCCTCGGCGCGCTGCTCTGCACGAACCGTGGACGCGGAAGCCGCGCCGCGGCCTATAGCGACCGGAATCTCGCGATTCGATACGCCGTACTGATCGTCCGCTGCCACCTCCGGGCGATCCCGCACGATGGTCACCGGGTATTCCCGCTCGTCAGTCGGGGCCGGGATGTCATACAGCCCGCCCACGGTTTCCGTGATTTTCTGAATCAGCTGCTCTCTTATGGACACGGGCATCGGCTAATCCTTCGGGAATTGCTTCTGAAGGAGGAAGCGCATGGCGTCCAGGAGCTCGGACTGGTAGATGTCGCCAGCCTCTGGCAGAACTTCGTCGCGCACATCGCTGAACACCTGCGACAGGCTGGGCGCGTATGCGACGTCGATGCTGCCGCCCTTGCTGCCACCACCGGTGCCGCGGGATCTCGCAGACGCGATCTGCGCAGAAGAACGACGGCGAGCAATGGCAAGCGCCCTGCTGTTGGGCAGGATGATGTAGAAGAATTTGTTGCTCATGGTCTCAGGCGAGCCAGTCGGCTTGACCTTTACCTTGATGCCGCGGGGCGGAATGACCGGCGGGCGTAACCACCCGACCTTGTCGCCGCTGATCTGCGGGTCGGTCGAGTATCGCGTCAGAAGCAATCCGCGCGAAGGCGTCTGTATGGCGCCGCTGAGTTTGGCGCGTGTCGCCTTGACGACTTTCAGGCCTGACTCCGGGTTGTTGATGAACTGCGCTTTCAGGCGCACCTGCCGCCTGATGGCCTGGCTGGCCTTCGTGCGGATCTTGGGGGCAGCACGGTTAATCGCAATTCGCACCGCATCTGCAGAGTTGCCGCCAATGAACTCGAAGAGCGACTTTGCTTCGCGAATATCTTCCGGATTGGCTTCGATGTTGTAGGAGATCATGCGGCATCTTCCTGACCGGCAGCGGCTAATGTTGCCGCCTCCAGCGCCGCTTCGTTGCTGGAGAAAACCAGTCCGCGATCCGCGCATTCCTTGCGCCATGTGCTGATCTGCTCAAGCACGTCGTGAGGGTTTACGCCGCGGCGGCGGATTATCTCGAGCTCGCTGGCGAATCCGGCCTTGACCAGGGCCTCAGCACCCAGCGCTTCCTTGAGCGGGTCAATCCAAGGCATTGCCTGGGCGACGAAGATGGCGTTATCTGCTGACCCCTGAACCACATCCCGCGGCATCCGGACCACCCCGGAGATATCCGCCATCTGCACGAATCTCTCCCATACCGGCTGAACGAATCCACCGGTGAAGTCGTCAACCAGCACGGCGTAATTCACCCACTGTTCTACTAATTCCTGCCGCTGAGAGGAGAAGCTGCCGTTGTAATCCTTTGATATGCTGGAGTAGCTGCCGCCGATACCTGCCGCCGTCGCACGCAGCTGCCCTTGGCGGAACGTCACGACGTTCGGGTTCGGGCGCTTGGAGTCGATCATGCCGATAGATTCGCCAACATCGAGGTCGTCAATGATCGTGCCGGCGGATAGGTCGATCTGACGCGGGTCTCCCGAGCCTGAATCATTGTACAGCTCCGGCGTACCTTTCTTGATGTAGGCGGTGAGCATGGCCGCGATTTTGGCCGCTACCCGCTCGCTCTCCTCGTAATCCTTGATGTCCTCCAGCCTGGTGATGACGCTGGCGAACTCGGACACACCGCGCATCTGGCCGAGGTGATCTAAAGCGGCAAGGTGTATCACGCGCTCCCACGGGATGACCCGGGTGACAGTGCCGTATACCTGCGCGACCCTCCAAGGCTCTGATCGGTACGTGTGCAGCGCAGTAGGCCTGCCCCATGAGTTCCGCTGAATGCCCTGGGAAATCTTCTGCGATTCGTTGTTGTAGTCCAGCGGGACAAGGTCAGCCTCGAACATCTCCAGCGAGAGCGGAACACGGGTGCCGTGATCAAGGTCCGCGCGGTTGCCCTGCAGGATCTGCCCAAACACCTCACCATCACGCAACCAGGAACGAGCAGCGGCGCGCTGCAGGCGCGACATGGTCATCGTGTGCGTTACTTCAGGCTTGCGGCAAAAATCCCGGTAGGCCTCCCCGAGCGCGCCGGCGTACTCCTTGTGGATCGTGCCATCAGCACGCCTGGGCTGCGGCTCAATGCCAATACCCTTGGCGCCAGCCACATTGTTGACCAGGGTTCTCAGTGCTCCGCGGGCCAGGTCGTGATTGCGGGCAAGGTGCCGGACCTGCGTGCGGATCGCGACAGCGTCACGCTGCACGACGGCATTCTGCGACGCTCGGTTGGTGTAGAACTTACGGTGTCGGCTGGGCTCTGCGGCTTCGTATCGCGCCAGGACTGACCGCGCGGCTCGGCGCTTCAGGCCAGCCATTGGGCTGACGTACTCCACTAGGCGATCAACGATACTCATCAGTGGCGGCCACTCAGGTTGGCATGACTGAACCGCAGGCCTCGGGTTGACGTCTCACGGCCAAGCTGCGTCTGAAGCTCCTTGATCGCCTTTCTAACCTCTTCCAGCTCGGCCATACGGAACGTGCGATCACCGCCACGCACTTCCTGTGCCTTGAGGATGTTCGCCTCGGCGGCCAGGTAGGTGTCAAGTCGGGTCTGTGTGCTCATGCGGCCAAAAACCTGTGTTCAAATTCGTCGGAAAGGATCACGTTGTCGATCCGAAATCTCTCGCAGGACTCGGTCAGCGTGATGACATCCTTGCGGCGGGGCTTCTCGGGCACGTCCACCACTCTGATACTCAGCACTGCGGTAGCGGCACTGACGTCGGCGACATCCCCGTACTGCGAGAGGTCGCGCTCTACGATTGCAGTACAGTCGATGCGATACCCGTATGCGGTCTCAATGAACGCGGGTTCGCCGAAAGCTTCATAGATGGCATCTAACCCGCCACCCATGGCCTCAGCGAACCAGCTCATTACGCAACCGTGCCGGGTACGCCGGTAAAGAGGACCTTGATCGTGGCGTCCGTGGTTGCCCCTTTGGATTCAGCAGCAACCGCGGGCGGGCCGGTGACGTCGCCTGTGGCGGGAGAGGCTGCGTTGTCGTCAAACTTGCTGACCGATGAATCCCACGTCAGGCTCTCGCCATGGGTGATCACCGCCGCGTCCACCTTCGGGACGTCAAAGACGCCCTGGGTTGCAACACTGCCAGTCTCGCCGCTCGCAAGATCAACCAGTGCGACACCAAGGATCTCGCCCATCTTCACAACATCGCCGGACGATATGGCACCAGTAGCCGTGTGCTGGAATACCGCGCCAGCAGATTTGTAGTTTGTAGCCATGTTCAAATCTCCGTATCTGGATAAACTGGCGACGCTGATGCACCGCCGTGTTCATGCTGGGTTTACGCGGTACCCGCGTTAGTGACTGCGCCGCGGTAAT